CCTCTTTCACCCCGCGCCCGAGGGTGAAGAGGAAATCGCGGAAGCCGATCAACGATTGGTTTTCGATCTTCGTGTCGCTGACGCCGGAGGCCATCTTCGCGAAGTCGTCGAGGATGCTGGCGAGCGCGACGGCAACGCTGTTGCCCCAGGCGAGCAGGGTTTGCACGTTGGCGCCGATCAGGTTCTTGAACGCCTGGAGCGCCGGCGCGACGGCGCCGCCGATCATGTTCCCGATGATTTCGCCAGTGCGCTTGATGACCGTGCCGAGTTCGGCGTAGGCGGCATTGAAGCTGCGGGCGTTGATGGCCTCTTGCGGACTGATGCCGAGCCCGAGCTTCTCAAGCTCGGCATTGGCCGCCGCCATGTTGGCCCCGAGATCCTTGAAGATCGGGACGATCTCGCGCCACCCGCGGCCGAACAGCTGCGAGGCGATTGCGGCCTTGATACTCGAGTCGCCCATTGCGCTGAGGCGCTTGGCCGCCTCGATCAAGATCGCCTTGTTGCCGTCGAGGGTGTCGGCAAAGTCCCTGACTTTGATCCGCAACGCCTCGAACGGCTTGGAGAAATCCTGGACAGGCTTCGCGCCGCCGCGCAAAACCTCAACGAGACCGGAGGCGTTCGTCGTCAGATTTTGCATGTTGCCGCGCAGCAGCGTGACGGCGCCCGCCGCGGCGTTGTAGGTTTCGACGCCGCCCCGCAAGACGCCATCCCCGCCCACGATCGCGCCGCTGAGCTTTACCTGCTCCTCGCGGGCCTTGCCGAGGGCGACCGAGAAGCGGGCGAGCAGAGTGCCCAATTTGTCGTGCTCGACCCCGGCCTTGTCCGCGACCAACGACAACGCCTCGAAATCCTTGACGCTGAGCCCGATCGCCGCCGCGAGGTTCTGGGTTTCGCGCACGCCGGCGGCCGAGGACACCACCAGGCGCTCAAGCCCCACCACCGCGCCGGCGAGCCCGAGCGCCAGCACCTCGTTGAAGTGCGGGATGACGTTGTTGGCGACGATGGACATTTCGGCGCTGAACTGGCCCCAGCGGTTGCGCAGCTCGCCCACCGACTGGATGACCGGCTGGAACGCCGCGCCGGCCGACCGGAAGCTGGCGAACATCGCCGACGTCGCCGCCCCGAGACGCGACAAGGGGCCGCTCGACGTCTCGCTGGCGGTCTGGATTTGCTTGAAGGCTTTCTCGCCGGCGGTCCCGATGTCGGCGAGCTGCTGTTTGACCTCAGCGCCGCCTTCCATTGCGATGCGCTGGCTGATGGTGTCGCGGCCCCCGCCGCTGCCCTGCGCCATCAGCCGTTCTCTTGTTCGATATGCGTCAGATAGCTCTTGCCGAGCCCCTGGCGCGCGCGCTCGAAGATCGGCGCCAGGTCAAATCGCTTGTGCAGGCTGACCGCCGGCACGCCGACGAACAGCGGCACCGATACGAGACCCGGGTGCTTCCCGGGCTGACGCCGCGCCTGGGTCCCCTGGCGCAGCTTGCTGACGCTGATCTTGCCCGTGCCGCGCACACCGCCCTGGATGAAGCCGACCATCATCGGCGGTCTGCCAGGCGGACGGATGATCTGCAATGGACCGATCATCGCGAGGTAATTTCGCACGCTCATGCTCTGCGAGCCGATCTTCGCCGGCGTCGTCGACAAGGGGATCCACAGAAGCGGGCTGCCGGGGATCGTCGCGCCGTGCTCGAACACCCCGGCATAGGGGATCTTGTGGAAGATCCATGCCGCCGCATCGACGCTCGGGGTTGCCGGCGGGTAGATGTTGACCCTGAGCGCGTTTTGCCATTTCGACCCGAACCCGGCCGAGGCGATCGCCGCGCGGCCTTCGGTCTTGACCTGGTTGCCGGCGTCCCGGATCGCCGCGCTCGACGCCCGGGCGATCGGCGCATAGATCCCCTTCATCGCTGCGTCCCACTGCCCGGTGGCAGCCTGGAAGAGGAGCCGCAGCGTCATTGATCATCGAGCTCCCGAAGCCGTTTTCGTACCTCGACCGGGTCGCCGCGCGCGGCAAGCGTGTGCAGCGACAGCGCCTCGGCGTTCTCCCGCCGCCGCCGCCGCCCCGCCAGGAAGAGGAAGCCCTGCAGCTGGCGCGGCGTGTATTTCCAGACTGCCGAGGCAGGGTGTCCGAGGCTGATCAGCTCTTCAGCGGCTGCTGCGAGTTCGTAGCCAGCACCCTTCCAAATCGCACGGCTTCGCTGCCGGCCATCATTGCGCTGACCTTTTCGACGAAAGGGATGACACCGCCCGGCGCCGTCAGGCGGAGAATGACCTCGATGACGTCGACCTGTTCGCCGAGCGCCAGCGCGGCCGCACCCTTCTCGGCGGCTTCGTCGCCCTGTTCCCCGGCGGCGCAGGCAATGACGACGCCGACGACATCGCGGCCGAGCCCGACGATCGCTTCCGCATTGAGCTCGGGCCCAGCCGGATCGCCGAAGCTCTTGCGCAGTTCCGGAAAGCGCTGCAGCACATAGGCGATGCCGCCGATATCGATGCCGCGGATCTCGAGCTCGAAGTCGCGGATCTTCACCCGCTCGGAAATCGGGGCTATGTCGCGTAAGCCAGTCATGGCACCTCAGCGGTGATGTTCCAGAGCATCTTGCCGTAGCTCCCGTTGACGTCGACGTTGACGTCGCCGCCGATCTCGATGATCCCGAAGGCGGCGCCTTCGCCGAGGAATTGCAGCGTGGTCGACGGCACGATCGTCACATTGGGGAGATCGATCTGCACCCGCGGGCCAATCGCGTTTTCGCCGATGAAGCGCAGGGCGCCGGTCATCTGGCTGTCACCAAAGAGATCGATCTCGATGAGGGCGCTCGCCGCCCGCGTGATCGTGATCGCCTCGCCAACGGCGGTTGCCGTGGCCGGGAGGCTCAAGACGAAGTCGTCGGCGCTGGCGTTGTAGAGGAAGGTCGACCCCGACGCGAAGCCGGCCCCGGCGATGGCGTAGGTTTCCCCGTCCACCATGCCGGCGACGCTGGCGATATTGTCCAGCGTGCTGTTGCTGTAGATGTTCCCGGTGGTGACCAGCGAAAATGACGTGCCGCTGTCGTTTTCGAGGCCGAGCAGCGCCATCGCCAGGTTCGAGGCGCTCCACTCCTGCATTTGGATCTTGAAGGTGGCGTTGAGCTCGGTGATGACCGTTTGGATCTTGGTTCTTTGAGGACCGCGATGGCCCCAGCGGTCGAGCTTCACGACGGCCGGCGTGTATTCAAAGAGCTGCACTTCGCCGAGATCGCGATAGGACCCGGCGCCAGCCGGTTTCCACTTGACGATGCCGCTCCCCATGTAGCCGAGTTCGATGTTAGGCGAGGAATTGGTGATAGCCATTGGGCCTCTCCTACGATTGCAATTCCGATACGGCCAGCACGTACCGGAAGCTGAATTTGATCTCCATCAGCCCTTCGCGGCTCTCGCCGCCCTCGGTTGTGATGGCGCAGCCGACATAGCGGATCTGCCCGTTGCTGCCGACCGCACTCTTGAGATCGGCGTCAGCCAGCACGGCCGGCACGAGCCGGGCGCGCAGCCCATTTATGACCGCGCCGATCGTTTCGGCTGGGGCTGTGGCGGCGATCCAAATCTGCGGCTCCAGCTTCACCAGATCGATCGCCACTGCATTGCGCGGTAACCCCGCCAATTCCTCGGCGGCTTCGATCCCGTCGTGCAGAAAGATCGCGGGCAGCGCGTCGTCGCTCATGTCACCGCGGTTGCGCCCATTGGAAACGCCGTCGATCCCGGCGATGACCACCGCCAGGCGCGCGAGGATGGTTTCGCGCCGGTCGATCATGCGGCCTTCTCGAGGATCAGGATCACCTCGCCGTCAGCTTCTCCCGCCGGGCTTGGCTTCATGCGATGCGCGATGATCTTCCAGCTCTTGCCGTTAAGCGCGAGCGCCTGGTTGTCGAGCTGTGCCACCGTGATGCCGAGCGCGGCGAGATCGACAGATCGCACCGCCGCTGCCGGGTGGAGCGACTCGATGCCGATCGGGCCGGGCAGAAGCACGCCGGCGGTGTCGTCGATCGCCGCTATGTCGAAGACGCCGACAGCCAGCGTCAGCACCGCCGGGCGGGCGAATTCGTCGTAACAGGGCCCGAGCAGGCTGTCGCTCCAAGCATCCAAGGGATCATGCGCCGGTGGAGGCGCCCCCCACGACGGTCGCGCTGCCGGCTGCGGCCACCCTCGCCTGCAGCGCGGCCAGGTCACGCTCCTCGAGCTCCGTGCGACCCGTCATCCCGGCGAGCTGAACGCGGCGCGCCTCCTCGACGTCGTTCAATGGCGCTGCCCTTTCCCCAGCATGGATCCGGCGCTCGATCAGGTCGATCTCGCCGCGGGCGTGCTCGGCGCAGAGCTGTTCGAACGCCAAGATGCTGCCGAAGGCCTGTTTCCAGGCGGCCGCGGCGATATTGGTCTTATCGCCCTCCGCCAGACCCTCGACGTGCGCGCTGGCGGGGAATGGCGGGGCTTCGCCCTCCTTGAGGACAATGGCGCCGCTCCGATCCGTATAGTCGTCGGCCATGCTTTGATCCTCCGTTTGAAAGGTCCCGAGAAGCCGGCACCATTGCGCAAGGGCGCGCGTGCCGGCCTCCACTCCCGGGGTTTATCAGGTGCCTTGGCGGGCCGAGAACAGGACTTCTGGCCGGGTCGCCATGTACATCGGATAGGAATAGGTCTCGAGCCGCACGAATTGATTGCGGTCGCGATCGGGGATGACCATCGCGTAGACCGGCAGGCCCGGCGTGTTGATGTAATCGAAGGTCTCGGCCGGGGCCAAGACCTCCTGGAATAGACCAGGGATGCCGACCGGGATGAATTTCGCCTTGTCGCTGGCGATTGCGATCGTCGAAGTGTCGTCGGTGCCGCGGTAGTTGTACCAATCGATCCCGCCGAACGGGAACATCGAAAACGCCTCGATGTTAGGGCTGCCGGCTTGCAGCCGCGCCACGGCCCCGTTGTTGTAGAAGGTGTAGGCGGTGATGACGTCGGGGTGGTTGACCAAGGCGTCGAAGAACGCATCGCCGCATAGCGCGATCACCTTGACGCTCGGCAGGTTCCCCGCCTTCGCGGCGCGCAAGATGCTGCGGTAGAGCCCGCGAATGAGGTTGTTGAGCGCGCCCGGCGTGGGGCTGGCGTGATTGAGATCAAGCGCGATTTCGGCGGGCAGCGACACGCCGAATTCGGTCGGCCAGTTGTAGAGGGTCGACCCGTCGGCATCGAGGACGATCCCGGAGATCGCGCCGAGTCGCATCCGCTCCTTGGTGGTCTCCTGCTTCACCTGCAGCCCGATCGGCCCGTCGAGGCGATAGGCCATTTCCGATTGAAGATCGGCCATCATCACGTTGGTATTGGTCCCGGTGAAGACCGAGCGCGCGAGGATCCCCTGCAGCTCGGCCGCGGTGATCGTGTCGCCGACCGCGATGCGCGGCGTGCGAAACGACCGGACGCTCTGCACCGGCATCTTCTGCTCGATCGGCGGCGCGCCGCGAGGCGTGGTCGGCACGATCACCAGGTTACCGGCGTCGGTGATCGCCACCGCGTTGTCGATCGTGCGTATCGGCATCTTGGTGAAGATGCCGAGCGACCCGAGAAATTGCGGCGCAAACGGCGTCTTGTTGATGGCGGCCGTCATGGTCACCATGCTGAAAGCGTCGAGGTCGAAGATGTCCATGAGTTCCATGACGGGGTCCCCTCGAAAGGAATGCGGCGGTGGGCTGCGGCCCGCGCCGTCGCGAAAACTTTGCTTAGACTGCCGGGCGCGCGAGGATTTGTTTCTCGGTCTGGAGCGCGTAGAGCGCCGCGGTCTGCTGGCCCGAGGTCGCGCCCGAGAACCAGGTCAGCTCCGCGGCATTGACCTCGCAGGAGCGGAAGATGCCAGCCGCCTTCTGGTCGCCCGAGGTCGCATCGCAATTGTCCCAGAGGATGCCCCACGGCACCCCCGAACCGTCGGTGTTGGCCGGGTTATATTCGCGGTATTTATCGGTCCCGGCGGTGACGGTGATGTTGAAGGTGTCGCCGGACACAAAGTCGGCCGAGCCGTCCGCCAAGGTGAAGGCGAGGCCGCCAGCGCTGTACGCGGCCGCGACGTTGCCGCTGCCGATCTGGACACCATTGGGATCCTCGACGACGAACGCGCCGGCGTTGGTCGCCGGGTCCTCGATGCGCAGCTTGTAGACGCCAGGCCGGGCCGCGGCGCCGGCGGTGACGGTCCCCATGACGCCGTTTCCGGTATTGCCGGCAGCGGCGGCCGAGGCGGCAGTGGCGCCGACCATGATCCGGCCGATGACGTGACCGGCTTTCAGCACCTCGCCGGACAGCACGACGATCTGGTCGCGCGACAAAAAGCCTTCCGCTTCCGACACCATAAAGCCGCCGGCGCGGGTGGCTGCCCTCGTGTAGACCGAACCGATCATGGCCTTATCCTTTCGCGAAAATCAGGTGGTGGGTTCAGTGGCGCGCGTGAGCGGTCTGGGCGTGGACCGCCGCAAAGGCTCGATCCCAGCCCACCGCCTGTTCCGCCGCAGTGGGCAGCGGCGCCGGCTGATGGTTCGAGACCTGCCCGAGCTTGACGTCGGCCTCGGCCTTGGCATCCAGAAGCGCGCGGCGCACGTCGGCCATCGGCTTGCCGATCATGGTCGCGGCCATTTCCGGGCGCCCGGCGAGCTGGCAGAGCTCGGCGACTTCGCGCGCTTCCGCGACGCCGGCAGCGCGCGCGCTGTCGAGCGTGACGACATTGCTCTCGCTGGCGGGGGCTGCCGCGGTCGCGGGCGGCTTGACGGGCGCTGCGGCGATGGCGGCCGCGGCGGCGGCGGCAGAAGTCTCGGCGGCTTTCTTCTCTTCGTCGGTCATCGTGATGTCTCCTGGTTGAGCCGTGACGCCGGGGTCCCGATCCTCATCGTCCTCGGCCGGCGCCGGGGGCTGTTCGGGTGGTTTGGCGCGTGCCGGCACCGCTACGCTTTTGGCGAGATCGGCGAAGGCGGTTTCGTAGACGCCGATGGAGTCGACGAGCTTCAAGCTCAGCGCCTCGTCGGGGTCGTACCATTGGCCCTCGGTCGCCATCGCGGCGGCGCGCGTCACGCCTGGCCGGCCGCGCGCGACCGATCGCGCGAACCTGTCGCGGGTTCGGTCCATGCTGGCTTGCAGCTTTTTGCCGGCTTCGGTCGCCAGCGGCTCGAACGGGTTGCCGTCGGCCTTGCGGGCGCCGGCACGGAACACGGTATAGGTGAGACCGATCGCCTCGTTCATTTGGCTGCGCTCGCAGTGCACCGCGACGACGCCGATCGACCCGACGCTGCCCGAGGGGGCGAGGTAGATCCGCTCGGCGACCGAGGCGATCGCATACCCGGCGCTCAGCGCCTCGACGTCCGCGACCGCCCAGATCGGCTTTGATCTGCGAGCGGCAAAAATCTTGTCGCAGAGCTCGAAGCATCCGCCGGCCTCGCCGCCGAAGGTGTCGAGCTGCAGGAGGATCGCGCGGACCCGGGCGTCCTCGAGTGCGCTGTCGAGCGAGGCGGCGATGTCGCCGTAGCTGGTCAGGCCGGAAAACGCCTGCATCGCGGTCTTCCGCCGCACCAGGGAACCGATGATCGGGATGACCGCAACGCCGCTCGATACGACGGGCTCGCCGGGTTCGCGCGCCGCGGCGTCGTCTGTTTCGTCGGGTGCACCATCGAGGCGCCGCAGAAACGCCGGCACGATAATTTCGAGCTTGCGCGGATCGACAAGCAACGGCGTGCCGAAAAGACGGGAGGCCAGATGGGGAAGATCGCGCATAATTATTTAATGCCGCAATCAGCAGGAATTCATTTTACGTGACACCAAATTACCAAGACCGGCCGCTGCGCCGGCTTCTATCACGCGAAATAGGGGAACCCGCAAATTGTTTTCTGCTGTCGCTCGGCCGCAGACGCCTTTTTGATATTCGTTCCACGGGATTTATAGCCTTTCGGCCCTTTCCCCGGCAGACTTTCCGCCGTTAAAATAAAATTCCGTCGGGTGCAACAAATGGCTGTTCCGCCGGCGTTTGCTTCCGGGGGTCGCGGGGGAAAGCCCCGCGCCCGAGAAATTGCGGCGCCGTTAAATGCTCGAATCGTTCGCCTACGCAGCTGCTGCCTTGCCGGGCGCCGCCGTCGGGTGCTCGCCGTCGGCACCGGCCTGGTCGGAGCCAACCGGCGCGACGTCCGTGCCCGCCGGCGGATCGGGCGACTTCGAGAAGCCGACCGGGAAGGAAAGGCCGAGCCGCTTCTCGCGGTCGTGATCGGCGGCGATCCGCGCATCGGTTTCCTCGGGATCCTCGCCGCGGCTTTCGATGACATCGGAGCGGGACTGGAAGCCGGCGTCGACCGCGACCTTTTCGGCGTGCACGTCTTTGAGCGGATCGACCCAATCCCATTTCGGCGGGATCCATTTGACGCGCAGGTAGGCCGGCTTCAGCTTCGGATTGGCGAAGCCGGGCAGGCTGACCGCGCCGGCGAGCACCGCCTGCGGCAACCAGGCCTCCCAGACCGGCCGGCACATCTGGAAGACCAGCGTCTCGTGCTGGAACTGCTCGATGCGGCGCTTGACCTCGACGAGGGAGGCCCTGAGCGAACTGTAATTCGCCTTGCTCACATCGCCGGTGACGGCGTGATAGGGCAGCCCGCCAGCCGCCGAGACGGTCGTGTAAAGGTTGCGGTCCTGGAACGCCGCGTAATTCGGCCCGACATCGGCCGGGGTATTGAATTTCACATCGACGCCGTCCGGCAGGATATTCATTACGGACGGCTCCATCATGAGGTCGGCCGTGCCGCGATCGTCGGGCGCAGCCGCTCCCTCGACGAGAGTGGCGCCGTCGACGGCGAGCCCCTTGGTCAGGAACGCCATAAACATCGCCGCGCCCTTTTTGCGCGACAGCTCGGCGTCGTCGTATTGATCCAGATCGTAGAGCTTCACCATGACTGCGGTGAGCCAGGGCCGCCCGCGGATCTGCCCGGGCCGCAGCGGCTTATAGATATGGAGGACGTTTGCGGCAGGGACGCGCACGCGCTGGCCCTGCCCCTGCCAGATTGTCGAGTCGCCCGGGTGCGCCTGCCAGAACCAATAGGCCACCCGCCGGCCGATCGCGTCGAATTCGATCCCGCTCCTGATCACGTTGCCGTTTTGGGCGGTCAGCGTGTAGGCGCTGTCGAGCTGCTCGGATTCCATGAGCTGCAGTTGCAGCGGCACCGAGAGGCCGTCCGAGACAAAACGAGGCCGCAACCGGATGAAGACCTCGCCGGCGTCGTAAAGGGCGCGCGCGGCCAGGGATTGCAGCCCATAGAAATCGGTCAGCCCGTCGGCGTCCGCTTCGTCGGTCCAGTCGCGCCAGGCCTGTTGCACGGCCTTTTTCTGGTCGGCGTTCTCGATCAGGCTCGACGGCTTGATCCCCGGCCCGGTGGCGTAGGAGACAAAGGTTTCCGAAAGGCTCGACGCGAGCGGCGCGTTCGCGACCAGCGCGCGCGTGCGGGCCCGCAACAGCGGCCCCTCGCCGGCGAGCGCGGTGTTGATGTGCGCGCGGTTCGGCCGCCACGGCGACAGCCGGCGCGCCATCGAGGCGCCCTCATAGCTGTTGCGGCCGGCCTGGTCGAAGGAAGGCCCCTGCGGGGTCCCGCCGTCGGGATCGCCGCCGTCGAGGCGCTGCACGGCCCGGGCCATGCCGGTGAGCGCCTGCGCCAGGCGCCCCCTCAACCCACGGCTGCGCACCTGGTTGACTGGAATTCGCGTCGAGCGTTGGCTGATCATGGTCATAAGCCCTTTGTTGTCACGATCCGCAAGCGGCGCACTGGCGGCGCCACCGGTGCGGGCACCAGCCCTTGATCAATCAGACCAGCCTCGACGATCGCGAGCGCGCGCTCGACGTCCGCCAGCGTGCGATATTCGACGCTGCGCCCCTCGTGCGACACCCGCAGGTATCCGTTGCCCAGGGCTTTCGCCAGGGCGTCGCGCTGGGCGATCGTGTAGACGGCCATCAGGCGCGCGGCGGCCAGCGCCAGGTGCGCGGCCCTTCGCCTTCGAGAACCGACCCCTCCCAATAGGCGTCGGCGAAAGGCGGCATCACGAACAGATTGCAGTAATCCGCGCCGTCGAAGACCTGCCCAACGATCGCCACAAATTCCTTTGCGCCGTTGCCGGGCGTGCCGCTCCGGTTGCCGGTCGGAACAAAGCCCGCCGGCGGGGTGAAGATCACGATCCGGCCAACGGTAGGTTTCTCAGCCATCAGAACCTCCTCGACATAAAGTTGCTGCGGATGACGCGGCGCACCGCGGCGGCCGCCACAACAGGCGCCGGCGACGGGGCGACTGGAAGCACCTCGCCGGCGTCGGTAGGTACCGCTTCGTGGTTCCAGAATTCGTTGGGCGACGCCAGGTCGGAATGCGCGCCCTCGACCTCGCGCGCGGCGGCGAGGCGGTCCCAATGCTGCGGCGTCATCACCCGCCAGCCGAGCTTGGTCGCGAGCGCCTGCGCGTAGACCATCACGTCGAGCTGCTCGTTTCTGAGGCCGCGCGGCTTGATCCAGGCGTGCACGGTGAAGCCGGCCCGGTCGGTGACCGGCGTGCGCTTCTCCGCCGTCAGCTGCTCGTAATAGTCGTCATCGAGCCCGGCCGGGAAGTCGACGAAGCCCCGCAATCCCAGGCGATCCACGCGCAGGAACTTGTAGAGCCCGCCTTTCAACGAGTTGACCCCGACGTTGAAGAACCGCCCGGCGTATTTGACCAGGCGCCCGTCGTTGCGCCGTTCGCGCCGCACCACGGCGAGCGCCGGCGCGGCATCGCCGCGAACGCCCCGCAGCATGATGACCCGGCTCTTCGGGAAGCCGCTCGCCCAATCGAGGACGTCGTCGACCCAGGCGCCGGCATCGACCCCGGTCAGGTCGACCTTGCGCCTCGTGCCCGAGCTCGTCGGCCAATCGAACTCGACCAGGCGGTTGAGCTCGCGGCGCGTCTCGGGTATCGAGATGTGCCCCTCGACCCGGACGCGCGCGACGATCCAGCGGCGCAGGTTGTCACCCCAGCCGCAGACCAAGCCGTCCACGTAATCATCCTGGCAATCGAGTGTCAGCGTGAGGAGGAGCGCCCCATGCGGCACCTGGCCCAGCAGCCGGCCGCCGGCGTCGCCGCGTTTCTTGAGGTCTTCCCACGGCGGCGCCTCGCCGGGTAATTCATAGGCGCGGCCGCCCGTATCGTTCCACCAGGTCTGCTCGCTCGCCGGGTCCCCCTGCGCCGCGAGGTGACTGCGCGCGATCTGTTCCCAGCTCTCGAACGGCGCATAGGCCGCCCAGATCGTGAAGCTCTGGTCGAACGCCTGGGGGTTATGCGCAACCCAGCAACCACGCGCCACGATGTCCCGGCGGTGGCGCTCCTCTATCGCCTGGCCGCAGGACGGGCAGGTGAAGTGCGCGAGCTCCGGGTGGTCGGCGTCGATCGCGGCGATGAAGTTGTCAGGATCGAGCGGGTGCTCATGTCCGCAATGCGGGCACGGCACATGGTAGTGGTTCTGGGTCCCGGCCTCGAACGCGCGCGTAATACGGCAGCTGCCCGCCAGGAGCCCGGTGCTGATCTTGAGGATCTTCGCGTCGAAAAATGCCTTGGAGCGGCTGTCGGCCTGGGCCTCGGGATCGCCGGCGGTGTTGTTCTCCCACTTCGAGAGATCGTCCTGCACCTGCCGCTTGACGGTGATCATGGAGAGCGAGGCTTCCGAGCTCGCGCCGCCGATCAGGATCGAGCCGCGGCCGTCGCGACGCTCCTGGAAGAGCGTCGAGTTGCCGCCCTCCTTCGACTGGCGCAGATCGAAAATCTCGCCGAGGCGCGGCGTCGATCGGATCATCGGCCGCCATTTGGTGCGGGCGAACCGGATGGCGTTCGCCTCGGTCGGGTGCACGTAAAGGATCGCGCCGGGGTCGAGGTCGGCCGAGGCGGCGATGAACAATTCGCCGACGAAGGTCTTGCCGGTCTGCGCTGAGGCAAGCACCGACACGACGCGCGCCGGATCGTCGGGGCCGAGCGCGTCCAGAACGGTGAACCAGAACGGGCACCGCGCCGGGTTGTATTTGCCGGGGAAGGGCGATTCGCTGCCGACAACAAGATGGCGCTCGGCCCACAGATTGAGGTCGACCGGCGGGGTCGGTTCGAGAACGTCGCCACAGACCGAAGCCGCGAGACGCGCGGGATTTGCGAGGAAGAAATTGCCGGGCAGATCGCTCATGCCGCCTCGTCAGCGACGAATGCCGGCAGCGTCGCCGCAAGCTGTCGGGCTTCCTCGGCCGCGCTCGCTCGTTGGGCACGCCAGAATTTGCGCAGCCCAGCCAGCTGCTCGCGGTCCAGCCCGAGATCGATCGCCAGATCCCCGAAGCCCTCCTCGACGCGCTGCAGGAAGGCGTCGAGCGTCCTCGCCCAGGCGGCGGCGACGTCGGTGGCGATCGCGTATTTGCCGCGTTCGGCATTGAGGTCGCGACGCGCGCGCTCGGCCTCGACGCTCGCCTTGACTGCCCGCGCTCGGAGTAATTGCTGGGAGGCCTTGTCGTTCTCAGACCAACCGGCGCCGGCATCCGGTGGTGCCTGTCGCTGGCTCGTGCGATCGCCGGCGCTGGCCGCCCGCACCGGGTCGACGGTGATCCCGAGCTGCTTGTCGGCTAGATCGACGTCTATCTTTCCGTCGAATCTCAAGGCGGGCCGGGTGAGTTTCCCTCGCGCAATCCAGTTGGTGACCGCGGCAGGCGTCACGTTGCGCGCTGCGGCGTAGCCGGATTTCGAGAGAAGCTCACTCATACAAAAACAATTCCAGGCGACTTTGCCATATTGGCTTGTGCGCTTAAAGAATTCGCGCGTCAACGGGCCTGTGTAATAAACGCCGCGCCCTTGGGATCGTCGCGGACCGTCTACGACTCGCGGGATAGTTGCGCATCATGCAACGGTAACTCCATCGGAGACATCGAATTACCAGCGAGGGGGCGATTAAACAATGTGAAAAACGTCTCTCTCATGCTATTACCCGCTCACCGAAGCGCCCCCATACGTTTGGGGCGGGAAAGGACCCCACCCCGCTGTCATGGTCACTGCTAGACGGGTCGAGCCAGGGCGCGGAGTACCCAATTCGCCACGCTGCGATCGGGCTCGGGCGAGGCAGCGCCCGCCTCGAGGTGGGTATGGGCGGCTGCGGTGGTGACGACCGCGCGACGACCGCGTGCAGCGCGTCGAGGTGCAGTCACACCTCCTGCAGCGCTGTCCCACACCACCAGGCGACCCCAGATCGTGATGCGAGCGATTTCGGAGCTCAAGCCGTTCGCGCGTAACAGCCGGCTCCATAGCGATGGGCAGATCGATCAGATCGCGGCGAGCATCCAAGAATTCGGGTTCACCGTGCCGGTGCTGGCCGACGAGGAGGGTACCATCACTGCGGGTCATGCTCGTGTGCTCGCTGCGGGGCGCCTGGGCATGGTCGAGGTTCCGACGATTGACACCAGCTACCTGACGCCGCAACAGCGCCGCGCATATGTGATCGCCGTCGGACCGTCGGGATCCGGCAAGTCGAGTGTCGCGCGCGCATTGTTCGGTGCCGAGCTCGTGACCGGGTTCGCCTGGCCGGATGACGCCAGCATCCTCGACGGGTTCCCCGCCAGCGCCGGGATCAAGACGGTGACCGGCCTCCTGAACGCGGTCGGCTTCGGGTCGGTGCCGAACTGGCTCCGTCCTTATAGGGTGCTCAGCAACGGCGAGCAGTTTCGGGCGACGGTCGCGCGCGCTCTGGCTGAGACCTCGGACCTGGTGGTGATCGACGAATTCACCAGCGTCGTCGATCGCCAGGTCGCCAAGATCGCCTCGCACTGCGTCCAGAAGGCGGTGCGCCGGGGCAAGCGCAAA